AACATCTGCCATAGTTTTGTCTTTGCTAAGACCTAATGATGTTTTAGCGTCAGCCCATGTAGGTGTATCTAATAAATTATTAAAAGTAACTTTCTCTTCTTTTACGCTACCATCTTTACCGGCATATGTTTTTGCAACTTCTCGGTTAGGAGACATAAACAACCCACCACCAACAGTAGGTTCAGCTTCTTTACCTGCTTGTACGCCTCTATATAGCGTTATGGTTGTTGGCTTCTTTTCCTCTACTGCACCGGATGGTACTTCTTCTCCTCGTACAGTTGATTCAGCAGATGGTGCAGGGCGTTCCACTCCACTGGCGACAGGTGGCTCAACTCCTCCGGTGGGTACTCCTCCGTCGGGTCGGCTAGGAATTGGAACGCTTTCTCCACCTCCTTGTTCGATAGCTTTAGCAGCATCTTCTGCCTCCTTTCCGGCTTCGGCTTGAATTTCTGCAAGTTCGGATAGAGCTTGGTCAGCCTCTTGGTCGTTTCGTTCCTCTTCCGCAGCCTGAGCAGCGGCTTTGATTTTGGCTTGATCAGGGGAATCTCCAGCAGCTATGTATTCGTCAGTAAGTTCATTAATCCTAGAAGTAAGCGCATCAACTTTAGTAGCAGCTTCCGCTACTTTTTGTTCTGGAGTTGCTTGCTCAGCTAACTTTTCTTGTGCTGCTTGAGTAGCAGCAGTTAATACGTCACCAGCAGTAGCAGGTTCTTTAGCAAGCTCTTGCGTCCTAGCAGCAATGTCTTCTACATTTACCGCAGCGGCTTTCCCTTGAAGATCTTCTTTCTGCTTTGCTAGCTGCTCTGCATCAATCTTGGCTTGTGCTTCATCAATTGCAGAACGTTCTTCGGGAGTCTTTGCTTCCCTGCGTCGCTCAATGTATCGACCAGCAGGAGAAAGTGCGCCACCAAGAACAGCACCACCAATAAAACTTTCAACGTACTCTTTACGAGCATCAGCATCTGCAATGTTTAACCCAGCTTGTAGACGCTCTAAAAATTGTTGCCCTGTCTCAGTAGCACCTTCAACACCCGCAGCTTTGCCTGTAGCTAAAGAGTAATCAGCAAGTGTGCGACGGAACCCTTGCTCGGCAAAGTTCTTAGCTTGTTGTTCAGTGACTTCTTTACCAACAGACTTAAACAACCCACGCACTAGTGGGATAGCTTTCATACCAACAATATCTAGCGCAGTCTGTGGTATGGCAGCGGCAACGGCGCTACCTAAACTTGTTTGTTCAAGCCCCGCATTAGGATTAGTGCGCTTTACTTCGTCAAGCTGTCTCGCAAGATTAGTACCTGTGAACTGCGTAGCAGACACTAAACCAGTTGCGCCCAAAGTGGCTAATGTAGCGGCAGTACCCGTAACAGGAAGCGCAGCGGCACCCGCAGCCGCAGCAATAGGTGCAGCCATATAAGGTAATGAACCACCCAAAGTCTCTTTAAATTTTTGAAAAGGCGCTTCAGACCAACCCTTTTCAGTAGGTGTGAATACCCTCTGGGCTTCTGCTTCGCGCTCTGCTTGATAACGCTCGGCTTCTTTAAGATCCATTAGTCCTGCTTTACCAGCAGCAAGCGCAAGCGATCCTTTGAGTGATTCATACCCTGCCTTAACAGCGGGGACAAACCCTTCCTTATCTTCAGGAGGAACTTCTAAGGGTACACCGTATTGTTTTTTGACAGCAGGAGCAGCAGTGCTTAACCCAAAACGCTGCCGTATGGCAGCTTTGGTAGCGTCATTAGCATCTACATAATTAGAATCCTGCGGAGCGTACTTATCAAAGATAGCTTTTTTTGTAGCAGGATTTGCGTTGATGTAGTTGGGGTCTTGCAGGATCTCCAGCAGTGTCGGCATGGCAATTAGGGCTTACCTGAAAGAAGTGGATTTGATGTGTCTACAGCTCCAGCATCTGAAGACTTAGATGGTTTCATACCTTTAAAAACATCTTCCCCGTAGAACCTCTTAGCTCTTGCTATTTCCTCGTCAAAAAACATCTCACGTATGTCAGCTTCAGTCAAGGTACGAGGGTTCTTAGGATCTTTAGCAGCAGCCTTGATAATTTTATTTATATCAGTGCTCTGCATACGCTTCTCTACGTTGTCTGTTATTTGATCAAACGTCGGTCTACCATCTGCACCCGCACCACTACGACCCCCACGAGCTTCAAGTAAATTCTTAGCAAATTCGTAGTTAGGATCTTTTGGATTAGTTGCCATACCGAGAAGTTGGTTATAGAAGTCTTTTGGTCGTAAGCTAGCTTCAAGCCTAACCATCTTCTCTTTGAATGCACGGTCACCAGCGCGGTAAGCTTCTTCAAATTTAAATTTCTCTCTTTCCAACGCCATTCTTTCCGCAGCTTCTTGTGCTCTTCTAGCTTCGCTACGTTCTCCTCTTTCTGCTTCAGCGACAGATGTAAGCGCACGGATGCCTGTGTCTTCAACACCTTTTGCAACTTCAAATGCTTTAAGCTCTAGTGCCTGCTTATCTTGAATCAGTTTATCCGCAGCAGCACGTTGACCACGTTTCTCAGCAAGTTCAGCTTGAGCAGCTTTTTCTTCAGCTTCTGCAAGGTATTTAGCTGCTGCCATGTTACGAGCTTGCTGTTCAGCACGAAGTTTCTGAGTGCCGGGGACCATAGCAGATAAAGTCTCACCGAGCGTACGCTTTGGACCCCCCGCTGCCATCGCGCCAAGATAATCCATTAACTCAGGTTTTTGGCCCCGCAAAGCTTCAGCCATACGAGCTTCTCTACCAGACCTACCCTTCTCGTATTCTCCAAACTCCGCAGCCATTTCAGCAATACGCTGATCTCTAAGCTCTTTTTGTTTAGCTTCCGAGAGCATAGTTTTATCACCACGCTCAGTAATACGGCGACGAGCAGCCATAATTTCTTGGAGGGGATCTAACTTACCTGTAGATGTACCTGTGGTTGAAGGAACTTCTTCTTCAACAGACTCGCTAATACGGTAAGGAGATTCCGCAGCATTTTCTGGGTCCATTTCGCCCCTATCGCCACCTTTTTTAAACCCAAGTACACCACCCCCACCGCTAAACACAATACCGCCATCCATCGCAGTAAACATATCAGGACGCATCGGCAGTGTGGCAATACCTTGTTCGCGTCCAGCAAGATCCTGTTCTTTTTTAGCCATGAGTGCGCCAAGTAGACCAAGCTGTTGTTCTTTTTGTTGTATCTGTTGCCCCATCGCAGCAAGCTGCTGAGCCTTTTGTTGCAACTCCATATCCTTCTGTTGAAAGATGGTTGGGCTGTTTGCAGGATTGTTTTGCATAGCTTGTTGGCGCTGAAAAGCTTGACGCTCGTTACCACGAGCCATCATCTCTTGCTGCGCCATCTGTGGCGTGACTTGTCCAGTGGGCTGTTGACCTCTAGCATATTCCTGAAGTCTTTGGTCAGGAAACCGGACAGGGTTTTGTAGCGCAGCCTGTGTCTGAGGCGGGGAAAAAGGAATCTGTGCCATGTTTTAACCCCCTAACCCACCAAGAAGTTGCGCTAAGTAAACGGAAGAAATACCACCCGATAATGCCTGAGACATGGGGTCAATACCAGTAGGTGCTGCGTTATAAGGCAGTCCTTGCAGCATATTTCTCATAAACGTGAGATTTTCATACGGATACTTTTCACCGCGCAAGAACTCGTTATAGTCAAACTGCTGCTGTTGCTGCCCAAGATCCGCCATTTGTTTAAGCGTTGCCAGATCAAGATAACCTTGCTGTTGCCCAAGATTGCCAAGAGCACTACCCGCTTGAATACTAGTTTGCAAACCTTTAAGCCCAAGCTCAGAACCAAACTGTCGAGATTGTTCAGCCAATTTCTGGGCTTCAAGAGCACGCTGTTGTTCAGTATTAAACTGCCCAAGACCAGACTCGTAAGCTTTCTGTAACCCTTGACCTTGGATAGTGCCAATCTGATTTAGCAGATTGCGTTGTAACTCAGACTCCATCAACCCTTGCCGAGAACCACCAAAAGCACCTGCTTGCGCTGCTTTTGCGCCGATTGCCTGATTTGCTATTTCAGCTTGGCGCTTAGCCTCTTTAATAGCGGGATCAACTGCACCTTGCATAAAAGGTGACATATAAGATGCTTGGACGTTGGTAATGTTCTGCCCACCATAAGTTGTGGGTTGCAGGTTAGGGTTAGTTGGTACAGGCATTGAGGGTACTGATTGTTGATTAGCACTTCCATCAAATTGCCCTGTTCCACCTACAAGTTTATTTAAACCCCCACCTAAACTACCTAAACCCCCACCCATATCGCCCATACCACCCGTACCACCCACACCACCCACACCACCCACACCACCCACACCACCTGTTTTACCTAGAAGGTTATTTAACCCCCCACCTAAACCACCTGTACCTACAGGTTGGATAGCCCCAGGTGGAAGTACTTGAGTAAAAAATTCTCCACCCATATCGCCCGTGCCACCGGCCATACCTTGCATATTACGCATCTGCGATTCTTGCTGGAGTTTGAAATCTCTTTGTGCTTGAGTTTCTGCCCCTCCTCGATACTGCATATCCCCTCGGTACATCATATCCCCAGAGTTGGGGTCATAATTTTGAGAGTTAGAAGCAGAACCAGAATTTAAGAAATTGCCATAGTTTGGTAACCCCGTACCAACCCCACCACCATCAGCAAAACCGGGAGGTTTTAGAGCAGCTTGATTTTTTAAATCTGCTGGAGAAAGTTGTGAAGCAAAATTAGGGTTAGCAAACGTACCTGTGGTGAACGAAGTAGGTTTATATTTCCCATAATCTAACGCACCAATACCAGCAGCCTGCGCTAAGTTTGAACCTTGTAAGAATTGCGCCGGGGTTGTTAAGTTGGCAATACCCGCACGAGCAGACTCAAGAAGGGGGGAGCTGCCTGTGTATTTCTGGAAAGGTACGTCGGCTTCAGCAGAAGCTCTTTCTAACATACGCTCAACATACGGTGCGTATGCGCCACGAAGTCCAGATTCACCAGAAATATCTACGCCCGTACCTTTGCGATCAGCACCCATATCGGTGCCGTAAGTAATTCCAGTGTTAAAAGTTGACCCCGCAGCGGCTTTACGTGCAGCTTCTTGGGCTTGTGCAGCAGCATCAATTCCGGCTTTCTGGCGATCAGCGGCAGCTTTATCAGCAGCTTGTTGTTTTTGTAATTCAGTTTGTGCAGTCGTAGCTGCGGTTTGCCGTTGTTGCGCCAGCTCCATTAAATACTTCATATCAGAAGCTGATTGCTGTTTACCCAACGCATCAGTAAACAAATTCCCAATTGCCGTAGGGTCGTAGCGTTTTAATAGCTCATTATAAAAATCAGCTTTAGCGTTTGGGTCAGTGGACGTTGCCAAGCTTTGAACTTTGGCCGCATCGGTTAAATACCCCATATCCTTAGCAGTCGGAGCTTGCCCTGTAGCATCTTTAATAATGTTTGCAGCGGTGGCTGCGTCAAAACCTTGATCAAGCAAATTGTTGTATACCTTAGCTTTATCCTGCACAGTACCTGATGCCACGTCTTGTACATCCGAAGCGGCTGCAAGATATTTAAGGTCTTCTGCTTTTTGTCCGGGCGCAACAGTATTAATCAGATCATTTAAAAACTGATTTGACTGAGTTGGGAAAAGTTCTTGTAGATCGTTATATAACTCAGCCTTTTGCTGTACTGTAGCTTTTGGATCTTTAGCAATTTCTTGAACTTTAGCCGCACCCGTTAAATAATTCCAATCTGTATCCGTAACAGGTTTGCCCGTAACTTCGGCAATAGCATCTTTAATTTGGGTGTCGTTGTAATTATCGTTTAGCTGGTTATATAAAGTTGCTTTGTCAGCAACAGACGTACTCCCAGCAATATTTGATATTGCTTCTTCAAGAGCTTGTTTGCCTTCATAGATACCTGTATTAGACGCTGCTTGATCTAAAAAATCGCTTAATCTATCTTTAGCTTCATATTGTTGTGCAACACTATCGGATATTTGCTGCGCTTCTTGTACAGCGGCTTGCTGTTGTTCAGCAGTACCCTGCGACAAAATCCCTGGGCCTGTGGGTAATCCTGCATCAACAAGATCTTTAATATCACTTGCAGCTTCTCCCATTTTAGTGAGGTCATCTGCTGTAATACCTTTAGATATAAACCAAGCAAGTTTTTTCCCGCCTGTGTAATTTAACCAATCTGAGGGGAGTGCAGGGAATGCCATGATTACCTCGGCAAAAATTTAGCAGGGTTAATTTGTTTGCCCTGTTTGTGGTTACCTGTTCGGGCGGAACGAATCTGGTCCATCATTTCGTAAAGACGTTTCGCACCAGCGTTAGAGTTGCCATTACCGAGATGACTAACAACATCAGCAGGAATAACAAACTCGCCATCACTAAGCGCAGCAGGTCTTTTACCGTCGATATTTGCGGGGACTTTGTCTGCCATGCCATCTGAGTGTCCGTCGAGGTATCGTGGCGGTAGTGCACGTCCCCCTTGCGCCATATCCAATGACCCAATTCCACCTCCTTCGGCAGAATACTTAGTACCTTTAAACGCACTACGTGTTGCTGTTACAGGAGCATTTTTACCTAATGTAGCACCAGCAGCTTGTTTTTGGGCATCTTTTGCAGATTTATACGCAGCTAAAGCACCCAGCCCACCAAGTCCGGCTTGGAGAAGACCTTTGTTTGAGAGGAGTTTGTCAAGGAGTGATTGCCCTTTAGTTCCCCCCGTTTGTGTACCAAAAGGGTTGCCCGACATGATACCGCCGGGAGCAACATCAGCTTTAGCTTGATCTGAATACCCCGTCATCTCTTCAAGAGACATACCACCAAGGAGCGCACCTTTTAAATTCGCTAACTGTTCCGGCGTATATTGATCTCCATACTCTGCCACAAACTGACTATATAAAGTATCAACTTCGGGTAATGTTAAATCACCGTATAGATCAGTAAATTGAGGTAATGAGGGGCTTACAATACTCTCACCAAAATCCCAAGACTCCCCACTATCATCTCCACTATCATCACCACTTCCATATAAATAATTTCTTTTGTTGCTATCAGCCATCATCTACCTCCCGGCCTGCGCCGCGCTGCAATCATCGGTGCAGCAAATTGCATAAATTGATTAAATGCTTTTGGATCTACCCCAGCAGTCTGTAGCCCCTGCCCAATTCCGTAATTAATAGCCGCACCTTTTATGGCAGCAGCGGGATCAAACTTTCTACCTAGAACTTTTGCCGTTAATGCTTGTGTAGTTAAAGCTTTAGCCGGAGTTGCTAACGAACCAAGACCTTTAAACATATCAGGGGCGACTTTATTAACTCCCGCACCTATAACATCTGAAGCTAATGAAGATGTAGCGCCGGTTTTAAAACCTTTAGAAAACGGTTGGTCGGTTAGCGAGCCAATCCCCCCACTGAGAACCCCTGACACTAAAGCCTTAGCCCCAGCGTCGGCAGCAAAAGATGGAAGTCCTAAATTAGCTAACTGCCCTGCAATCCCACTACCTGCTGTATTAATCCCAAGCTCGCCAAGCGCAGCACCTGCTGCACCCGCAACACCAGCCGTTCCAGTAACCCCGCTAAGCAGTCCACCAACACCACCAAAAGGCATAGCAAGTAAAGACCCAACTTTTAACGCAGTAGCCACATTCTTAGCGTCAGGATGCTCGCCTTTATAATATTTTGGATCGCCAACAGGTATAAGTTTATCGCCCTGGGGGATGTAAGCTTGCGCCATGCGCTCGCGGCTTTCGCCTCCCGTTTTACCCCCCATGAACAGCACAACATTACCAGAGTTAAGTTCTTCTGGCGTAAGGGAATCTAGCTCTACTTCAACAGGATTACCTTTTTCATCTTTCTTGTACGCCTTGGTAAACGTGGATTTATGTCCTAGCTGCTCACCAAACTTTTCCCGCATCAGATCGCTAGCGGTCTTTGCTCTTTCTTCCTGCCCTACTACGTTACTTAATTCTTCCCCAGTACCATAAATATCAACGTTTTTCTTACCAAAATCCGTCAACCCAGCAAACGGATTAACCAACGCTTCCCCCGCAGTCCAGCCCGTGTCAGACTTTGCACCCTTGGGTGTAGCACCGTATTGCTTAGCCCGTGCAGCCAGATAGTCGTCTAAAGACCCCCCTTGTTGGGGCGCAGCAGCTTTTTGCTGTGCAACAAATTGCTGGAAGGCAGCTAGGGGGTTAGTGGTAGCCATCTTAAGTAGGTATAGAAGAAACGAACGCCATTGTTGCAATTACTGACGGAGTTTCGGGGCGTGTAGGCGAAGACGCAGCAGGAAAATGTTCTATGCTTACACCTAGATTATTAGTATGCCAGTATAGTTCAATATAGTCACCCGTATTTAGAGGCAAAAACAAGTTCAACGCAGCAATTAAATGCCCATCTACGCCACCATGACTATTTGGCACTGAAAACCTTGAGTTACTATTTGATAAGTTGGTTCCGTTAATAGCAGCCCATACGTCTACATCGTGTATCTGCGTATCTGAATTTTTGAACTGAATACTGAACTGTAAGTTATAAACACCAGGGTAAGTAACCGTCAGTTTAGAATTGCCTGCTAAATAGACGCTATCGGCAACATCAGTCACATCATAAGTAATTGCGTAAGCTGCCGTTGTACTAACCGCAATTTGATCCGAATCGCTTGACCAAGCACCAAACGGATTACTCATAAACCGGCCACCATCTGGCCCAAGCAAACTTCTCGTTATATTCTCAAGACGATTAAAGTAAAGTCTTAAGACATTTGAAAACTGATCGTGATACGCACGTTCGTAATTAGGCGGCGCAAGTGGCAGGCTAGGAGGGGCTGGATTATCTAATTTAAGAGTCATCGTCTGCCGTCCTGCCTGATGTCAATTCGTGGTGCACCAAGCTGCCATGTCGTACCAACACCATCTGACCCGATCTTCATAATCATCTGTCGCCCACGGATACGGGTGTAAACAATATTGGTGAACTGCTCAATCGTAACGGTGGATGTACGGGCAACAGATTTAGCCGCCTCGGTATTAAACCCAGACCCCGAACCGTTCATACCGTAAAGGGTCATCGTAACTTGGGGTGTTGTTGCTGTAGACCCATCAAATGTCAGATCCGGCACCATACGCCATACAAACCCAAAGTTTTGTCCGTCTTCAATATCAAACTCAGCAGACTCTATGTAAGCAGTAATTGGTAGCGTCGTGCCTGTTTCGTTATCGTCAACACCGTACTCGTGGTCAACAATGTTGTAGTTATATGTAGCAGCTTGTGGATAAGCGCGAATACCTGAATCGCTCCACGCCGTACGTGCCATCGTGCCGTAGTACCAAATATCTTCAGCGTAGTTGTACACCACATAGCGATCAACAGTCGTAGAATTAGCCGAACAGTAGAACCACCAAACCTCATTGAATCCTTCGTTTGTTCCAGCAAAGACTTGGAAGTTCTGGTACTTATTAATGTCGCTGAACACATACCGACGTAGATCGCAACGAAGTGTTTGCACCCTACCGTTGTACACATAGAACTTATCCACACCCATCCAGTAAGTTACCCCGGATGCAATTGCAGTGGCGTTAGGGCCGATGATGGACGTATTGTCCCCAAGAATTTGCGAACCCCAAACCAACGGCGGGCCGAGATATTGCAGAGAAAAAAGCGCAGAATCAGTCCACACCAACACTTCCTGCCTAGTTTGCTGCACTGCAATAATCTGCGAGCCGTGGGATAAGCGCAAGCTACCTGCTTGATTAAGCGGGGATGGCACCCAATCAACTAAAGATTCTTGGTTACCCCAACGAATGAGCATGGGGTCAGCAGTCGTACTGCCGTAGTCGGTTGTGCCAAATAGTAATAAGAACCTAGAAGCATCCGAAACCAGCATGCTGTATTGCACGGTAGGCACATCAACAAGCGTAGAGATACTTTGCGTTCCAGACTGACTGCCTGAAGTATTTATAGCCGAACCCGTTGCAGAGGTTGACAGGTTTGCAGTGACCCCATCAACATTAATTAAATAGTATGTTGTACCCGCAGTTAGCCCCGTTGGAAGTGCGCCAGTAGTAGCAAGCTTAATGGCTGTACCCTCAGCAAGCACGTTAGACAGCGTAATCACGCAAGGTGAAGCTATTGTTAGGGTAACAGTACCCCCAAGGCTGTTGAGTGCAACACCTCTTGTTGATAAGCCGTTAGTCGCATCCCAGTAATAAATACCAGCCGTGCGTGGACCAAAGACTAAGTCCTCCCCCCAGTTGCCAGCATTCCATATCCGCAGTGGGTCTGTAACCTGTGGCGTAACACCCCATGACCCACTACCCCAAGCACCTGCGCCCCATCCAACCAGAGGAACCTGAGCAACGCCCGGACCCGTATTAACTTGGAAAGCACCGACCGAAGACCCACCACCATTACCACTATCCGAGGCGTTTGAAGTGACAGGCGCACCCGTACCGGGATCTTTGGCCGTGATGGTAAAAGTATTTAATGTGGGTACAGAAGCAATTTGATATTGCTGATTAAGCACCGCTGCTGTGATGTTTCCACCCAGACTTACTGCACCGGAGAAGGTTACAAAATCCCCAGTGATTGCACCATGATTAGCCGATGTAACCGTGATGGTTGAGGAAAAGGGAGATACAGTAACCGCAGCAAAGGTCACTGATTGGGTTAAACGTATGGGGGTGATGTCGGAATAAGCACCACCTTGCTCAATGTAGTACTTTAGGTTGGTTCCTACACCAAGCAGGTTAGAGTTACTTAAAGTAACCCAGTTCCAAAGAGAACGGCAAATCCCTAAGTAAACGGCTTGCGATATTCTGCGCCACCCACCAATCTTCTCTGGTGTGCCCTGACGAAACCGAACCTTGTCGGATACATACCAACCGTTCTCATTTGTATAGCGAGTATTTTCTTTATTAACCCCGCTTTTCAGTAGTATCTTTTTTAATGGCACGGCTCACCTCATCAGTGCAGCTTCTGCCGCTCGGCGGCGGGTAAGCCCCGGCAGGACTCTTCCAGCGGCTTTATTCCACAGCATACATTGGTCGGCTGCACCATCCCAATCCCCCGCATCTATCCGCTTCTTGAACGTAGAAACTCGGTAGTTCCCTAGGCCACAATTGTAGACCCAGCTAGTCACAGCGGCAATGCGTCGGGGCAGTGCGGTTTGTATCTTTGGAGAAAGTTTAAACAAACCCCTGAGAAAGTATTCAACGTGGTGATCCAGTGCATCTTCGCATTGCTCAATCGTCCAGACCGTGCCGGGGTTAATGTCAGGGCCAGTGGCTCCCCAGCCAATTGTCCAAGGATGTCCACGGGTTCCGGGGTCAGGATAAGCTGTTACTCGTCCGTCAGGCAAACGCTTTGCTAGCCCTTCAAAGGGCTTGATCAGTACATCCTTGCAAAGCTTCTTTGCCTCTTTCACGATTTGTT